GGGCGTACAGCGTCCAATCCGCATTCTCTGCGCCCGTGAGGTGCAGAAATCCATTCAGGATAGCGTCTATCAGCTCCTCATTGACCAGATCGCTGAATTGCATCTCTCGGCCTTCTATCAGGCCACGCTCTCTGAAATCCGGGGCGCCAACGGCACCAAGTTCATCTTTGCCGGTCTTCAGCACAATGTTGACTCCATCAAATCCAAGGAAGGCATTGATATAGTCTGGTGCGAGGAAGCCCAGACCATTACCAAGTCATCCTGGGATAAGTTGATCCCCACTATCCGAAAAGAAAACTCGGAAATATGGGTCAGCTTCAATCCCGAGCTGGATACTGATGAGACCTATAAGCGCTTTGTCCTTCAGCCCCCGACCAACAGCACAGTCATCAAGGTCAACTGGCAGGATAACCCGTGGTTCCCCGAGGTTCTAAGGCAGGAAAAGGACGACCTACAGGTCAGAGACACCGATGCATACCTTAACATCTGGGAGGGCCATTGCCGGCAGGCTCTTGAAGGCGCCATCTACGCCAATGAACTCAGGGCTGCGACACAGGAAAAGCGGATCACCCGTGTACCCTACGATCCACTCCAGCCCGTCTCGGTGTTTTGCGACCTCGGATGGGCGGATAGTACATCACTGTGGTATGCCCAGCGTGTCGGCTTCGAATTCAGGCTCATTGAAGCCTATCAGTCATCTCAAAAGCCTTGGGACCACTACCTCAAGCACATCCAGTCCCGAGGATATGTTATTGGCACACTTTGGCTTCCCCACGACGCCAAGGCCAAATCGTTAGCCACAGGCCGCACGATCCAAGAGATCACGATGGCTTCTGGCTTCAGAACAGAGATCACCCCGAACATATCGATAGAGGATGGCATCAATGCCCTCCGCACCGTGTTCAAGGATTGTTGGTTTGATGCGGAAAAGTGCGCTGACGGCCTACAGGCGCTTCGACGCTACCGATACGACGTTGACCCGGACACCAAGCAATACAGCCGCAAGCCCCTCCACGACGACGCCAGCCACTATGCAGACGCAGCGAGGTACTTCGCAGTCGCCATGCGGGACGGAAAAGTGAAGAAACCAACATTGCCCAAGATGGTCGCGCCCGGTGCTACCGGAATGTGGATGAGCCGCTAAGTGGCCACTGAAGATACCCGCAATGATACCGAGAATACCGGCACTCCTGACGAGAAGATCGTCAAGGAAGCCCAGAGGCGTTTCGACATATGCGCCCAATATGAGAACGATGCCAGGCTTCGTTTTATTGAGGACGTAAAGTTCGCCAATGGGGATTCCGATAATCTCTACCAATGGGATGAGAACTCAAGGACTGCCCGTGGCTATGGTACGATTGACGAGCGCCCATGCCTGACCATCAACAAGATCAGACAGCACAATCTTAACATCATCAATGATGCGAGGCAGAACAAGCCGGCCATCAAGATCAAGCCGGTCGGGAATGGCGCGACCTATGACGCAGCGCAGGTCTTTGAGGGTGTTGTCCGGCATGTGGAATATATCTCCAATGCCCAGGCTGCCTATGACACGGCCACACTATTCCAGGTCCAGGGCGGCATTGGCTGGCTAAGGCTAACCACTGATTACCCGATAGACGCGGATCAGTCTTTCGATCAGGAAATCTATATCCGCAGGGTCAAAGACCCGCTGACGGTCTATCTGGACCCGGACATTAAGGAAGCGGACGGATCTGATGCCCGCTATGGCTTTGTCTTTGACGATATGTCAGCGGAGTTGTTCAAGGAGACATATCCTAAGCATAAAGACCTAGCGACCAAATCACCCCTGGATGTTTCGGGTGATTGGATACGCAAGGATCAGGTGAGGGTGGCCGAGTATTACCGGATTGTCGAATCCGAGGATAAGGTTCTGGCCTATCGTCATCCTGATACGGGCGAGCAAGCCATAGAGCGCAAGTCCAAGATGGACAAGGCGCTGTTTGAGTCTGTTGTGGACGCCCCCTCCACCAAAGCCCGCCAGATCACGGATAAGACGGTGGAATGGTTTCTCATAGCTGGAGATACCATCATTGAGCGTTCCACATGGGCGGGGCGGTATATTCCCCTGATCCGAGTGATCGGCGAAGAAACGGTCATTAACGGCCAGATGGACCGCAAGGGCCATACGCGGGCCATGAAGGACCCGCAGCGGCTTGCTAACTACTGGTATTCCGCGGCCACTGAGCATGTCGCGCTCCAGTCCAAGACGCCTTACATCGGCCCTATGGCGGCATTTGAGAATCTCGAAACCTATTGGGATAGCGCAAATACCGTCAACCATGCGTGGCTTCCCTACAATGGCTATGACGACAAGGGCCAGAAGCTAGAGCCCCCCGAGAGGCAAGCCCCCCCGGTCATGGCGCAAGCCTATATCGAGGGCCTGAAAATGGCCTCGCAGGAGATCAAGGAGGTCTCCGGCCAATTCGAGGCTGATCTGGGCATGGAGGGCAACGAAAAGTCTGGTGTTGCGATCCAACAGAGGCAGCGCCAGGGCGACAATGCCACCTATCATTATATCGACAATCTGGCCCTGGCCATCCGGTTCCTGGGCAAGCAGCTCATAGACCTCATTCCCAAGATTTACGACACGCAGCGCGTCATCAAGATTCTGGCCGAGGATGGGGTAGAACATAATGTTCTGGTTGATCCCCAGGCGCAGCAAGCATTGGCCGTCCAGCAACAGCAGGAAGCCGATAAGGTTACATCCATCTTCAATCCCAATGTGGGGCGCTATGAGGTAGAGGCCGATGTGGGGCCCGCCTATGCCACACGCAGGCAGGAAGCCTTCAACGCCCTGACCCAGATCATGAAGGAATCGCCCGATCTCATGCATGTGGCGGGGGATCTGTTGTTCAAGGCGGCTGATTTCCCGATGGCGGAAGAAGTAGCCGAGCGTATCAAGGCGACGATCCCGCCCAATATTGTGGCCGGCCAGCCTGGACCCGGCCCCATGCAGGCCGAGATGCAGAAGCAGGTGCAGGGCCTATCCGAGCTTAACGCCAAGTTGAGCCAGGAATTGTCCAAGCTGAAGATTGATCGATCCATTGAGCAGCAGCAGAAAGAAATCGACGTTTACAAGGCCCTGACGGAAAGGCTGAAGATTCTATTGCCGCTGATCCCGTCCGAGGCTGATCGGGTCAAGATGGTGCATGACTTGGTTATGGCCGAGCATCAGAACAACTTGGACATGATGGGCGATACCCACAGCGCCATGATGGCCTCCATGCAGTCTGGACAGGACCATGACCAGACCATGGAACAGCAGGCGGCAGCGCCTCAACCACAGGCACAAGCCGCGTGAAGCCCACCAATGACAACCGCATGGTGCATAAGACGGTAAAGGCGATAGCCCGAGAATTGGCCGGCACCTATTACGAATTCGCCGCCTCAAATGGCAGGCATGGCAACACGTTCTATATGGAATTTCCCAATCAGGGCCGCTTCATAGCCAAACAGTGGCGGAATTTCATCGTTACGGCGCGGGAGATCATGGTTCAGATGTTGGGAAACCCCGCCCTACAGGAGTCCTACAAGCAGGAAATCTACCACGCCCTGCTTCTGGACTCGACGCTGCCTTATTCGGTTCAGGAAACCCAATTCGGAAAGCCTCACTAAGCTACCGGCAGCTTTTACCGGGCTAAAATGGAGTTCGTATGTCTGAAGTAGGCACACCCGCACCTGTTGCGGAACCCACTCTCATTGAGCAGGAAGGCTCAATCCCTGAAACGGTCGTCATTCCAGAGGAAATACCGGAAACGCCTCCTGAGACGCCAGCAGAGGCAGAGCCTGCCCCTGCACAGGCAAAGCAGGCCGAGTCTGAAAAGCCCAAAAGAACCCCCTGGTATCAGACCCGCATAGACGAGATCACCAAGGCAAGGCGTGAGGCCGAACGCAAGGTCACTGAGCTTGAGGCCAAGCTTGGTGCGGCCAACCCGGAGAAGCCCGCGGAAGGCCAGCCGACGCAGGTTTCAGAGGATGTAATCCTCCAGCGGGCCGAGCAGATTGTTGCCCAGCGTGAGTTCAAGGCCAAGGCCGAGCATATGATGGACGCGGGCAACAAGGAATTTGGCCCATCCGAGTTCAATGACCGCTGTAACGTGGTTGCATCCCTCGGGGCCGGTGATAGGGCCGACTTCATGGAGATCGTGACCGACCCGGACATAATTCCAGATGGGCATAAGTTGATCGGGGCCTTGGCTGACGATCCAGAGGAAGCCCAAAGGATATTCAAGCTACCCGCAACCAAGATGGCCGCCGCACTCGTGCAGTTTCAATCCAAGATCAAACCTGCCGAGAAGCCAATTTCACAGGCTCCGGCCCCTATCAAGCCGATTGGGGGAAGCGCCAAGCCATCGGCGCCAAATGACACTGACGATATGAAAACATGGCTTGCCAAGCGCAACGCCACGGCCCGTATGAGTGCGGGCGGAAAGCCTAATACCCATTGAGATGGATTGGAAACGGCAAGCCCTGATTGAAATTACCAGAATGAAGGCGGAACTGGATAAATCCCACGCCATCAACTGCGATCAGCTTGCCGTGAATCTCATCTCACAAGAAATCAGTCCGGTCATCATGGCTTCCAACCTGAAATACTGGCTGGATTTGTACTTTAAACCGTCCCGATGCGGTTAATCATCGGTGCCTAGCGTGTAAGTGGATTCACGCTCCACAACCCCCGACCCGAAGCTGCGCGTTCCTACGCTTCATTTTCTCCCTCTGCTTGGTCGGCAATGAGGTCTTAGGGCTCCCCCTCAAAGCCCTTCCCACATCGCCAATCCCCTTAAACCAAGCTACAGGAGCAAACCGTGGCTAATACGCTGCTTACCATCGGCGGAATCACCCGTGAGGCGATCCGCCTGTTCATGAACTCCAATGCCTTTATCGGCAACATCGAAAAGCAATATGACAGCCAGTTCGCCAAGACCGGCGCCAAGATCGGGCAGCAACTCAAGATCCGCCTGCCCAACGATTACACCGTTTCGGATGGCCCGGGTTTACAGGTCCAGGACACCAACGAACAGCAGACCACCATCACCGTGGCAACCCAGCGCCACGTTGATACGTCCTTCAATTCGGTGGACATGACCATGAGCTTGGATGATTACTCCGAAATCATCCTGGCGCCCAAGATCAACAATCTGGCCGGTAATGTCGCGGCCACGATCATGTCGGGCGTCACCGTGGCTCAGGGGGCCTTCGTTGGCACCGTGGTCAATGGTGCGGAGGGCGGTATCTGCAACTATGTCGCCAATACAGATGTAAACAGCAACATTATCTCTCCGACCTCGGAAACCTGGCTGACTGCCGGCGCCATCCTGGATAACAATTCTGCCCAGGTTGCCGACCGCAAGGTCATCTGCTCGCCCTTCACAATGGCGCGCACGGTGTCGAGCCTGACGGGCCTGTTCAATCCCGCCACGGAAATCAGCCGTCAATACCGTAATGCCAGGATGTATGACGCCCTGAACTACGAATGGTTCATGGACCAGACGGTCGTGACCCATACAGGCGGTACCTACAACGGCGCGGCCACGATCAGCGGCGGCAATCAGACCGGCTCATCTGTGACGATCACGGGCGGTTCCGGTACCCTGAAGGTAGGCGACATTATCACCCTTGCGGGTTGCAATGCCGTCAACCGCGTCACCAAGCAGGATACCGGCTCGCTCCGTCAGTTCGTTGTGACGGCTGCGATGGCGTCGGGTGGTACTTCCATCTCGATCTATCCGGCGATTACTCCTCCGGTGAATGGCCAGCAGGCGCAGTATCAGACGGTCACGGCATCCCCGACCGCCTCCGGTGCTGTTCTGT